CGTCCCGGTAGTTCTGGACCGCGGCCGCAGCCTGCTGGTTTGCCTTCGAGATGTCTCCGCCGACCGCCTGCATCTGCTGGTCGCGGAACGCCTTGAACTCCTCGTAGCCCTGCTGGCCCTTCTGCTCCAAGCCGCCGGCGATCCCCTGCAGCGCACCCCGCTGCTCCTGCCCGACTCGCTCCAGCGTCCCAAGGCCCTGCCCAAGCGCCTGCTCGTACTGCCCGATCTGCCCGGCCACCTGCCCGTACAGCTCGTTCATGGCGCCCTGCTGGTTCCGCATGTCGAACCCGATCGCGTTCGCCAGCGCCTGATCCCACGCCGCGTAGCCCGCCGGGAACCCAAGCGTCTGCCCACCCGGCGCCGGCGTACCCGGGAAGATGGCCGGCTGCTGGACGGTCATGGGTCCGGCCCCGGTTGCACCCCCACTGACCGAGAAGAGCGGGACCGGGGCGAACGGGGTCATCGGGACATTGGGGAATCCGCCCATGCGCAGGTGCGCGTTGGGCTGTGCGGCCGCCTGCTGGATCGCGCCCGGGGCCGGACGGCTCGACGGCAGCGGCATCCCCGTGGTCGGCATTCCCTGCGGGGCCTGCCCCCCGATCGGCTTGATGGTGCCGAACTTGGGACCCGCCGGCTGACGGGGCTTGGCGGGCTTCGATCCAGTGGGGGTGATCAGCGAACCCAGCGGATCCGTGCTCTGGTTGTAGGTGTTGAACTGGCTCATCAGCTACCTCGAATGTTGTTCGTGCGCTCCACCGCAGTGATGGTCCCACGGACAATGCAGCCAAGCAATCGGAAATCCAGGTCGGGGCAAAGAATGCGGATGCCGGGCGTCAGGGTCGTCCCCTTGACGCCGTACTTCCCGTCGGAAGCATCAGATCCAAAGGCAGCGTACACCACGCCTTCATCGTCCTCCACAGACGAGTACAGGTTTCCATTCGTGTCCTTTGTCTGGGCCGTGGCCACGGGCGCATCCAGCGTCCCGGAGTACACGAGGCCCGTGTACCGGTCAAGGGGTGTCGCCGCCGTCACGGAGTCGCTGGTGGGGGGTCCCGACACGTCGGTGAACGCGGCGCCGACGCTGCTGATCACCTTCATGCGGAACAGGTCGGCGTTCGAGAACACCATGCCCTGCTCCGTCGTGAGTGCCAGCGGATGCCCGGCCCACTCGAACACGATCGGGCTCACGACGAACACGTCGCCGGCCGTGACCGTGGACGCCCAGCCGCCGACGACCAGCGGGTCGTAGTACACGTTGGACGCCGTGTTGTACATCACCTTGAACTTCTTGCCGATGTGCTGGGGGATCGTGGTCGAGTGCACCAGGTAGGCGTACGCGAACTTCCATGCGTCCGTCGACACCACCGTGCCCGTTCCCGTCGAGATCGGGATCACCCCGCTCGACGCCGCCCCCGAGGCCACGAACCGGGAGTCGCCGGCGAAGTCGAGGGTGGTGATGCGCCGGGCTCCGTTCCAGGATGTCGTACCCCCACTGATCGTCTTGGTGGCGCCGTCGTCCACGATGTAGATGGCCGGACCCGCGAACACGTTGAACCCGGTGCCGCTGGCCCGGGTCTCCTGGTTGTTCTGCAGGAAGAACGCCCGGCGGCACAGGTCGTTGCCGTACTGGTTCGTCGTGAAATTGATCGGCCACGGACCCTGGGCCGCAAGATCGAAGTTGGCGTCGGCCACCTTGGTGGTCTTGCCGGTCGAGAACCAGAGCACGTACGACTCGGCCTGCACCGGGTTGTGCACGAACAGGCAGTTCATGAAGGGGTCGTGCGCGACCTGCACCGAGGTGAGGTCGGTGCGCCACTCGCGGACGAACACGCTGTTCAGGTTGCGAATCTCGTCAAGCTGGCCCTGCATGTCCACGCTCTTCAGGCCGTGGCTGCTGACGTAGTAGGCCGCGCTTCCCACCGAGTCCACGGCCTTGTGGTTGACGATGCCGTAGCCCTCGTGCATCTCCGTCACCTTGACGTAGGGCCCGCTCTTGCGGATGTGGTACACCTTGTCGCGGCTGATGCCGGCGACGTTCGCGCCGATCCTCGCGAAGCAGATCACCTCGTTGCTCGGGATCGTGGGGTTGTACCGGTTGAACGGCGGGAAGAGCTCGGGGCTCATCTCCATCAGGCTGGACCAGCGCATCTCGCCGAGACCGCGGTGCGGATCGACGTTGCGGCTCTCCTCGGTCGTCGATGCAGTGGGGGTCTCGATGCGCGACACCAGCATCGTGCTCTGGTAGAAGAGCGCGGCGCCCCCGTACGGCATGGTCTCGTCGAACACGCTGCGGTCGACGTACGGGTTCTGGTAGACGAGCTGCTTGTCCTCGAGCTCGTAGAAGTACATCGCGTGCCTGTTCGACGTGGTGAGCGTGTTGAACGTGTACGACACGCCGGCGCCGTTCTTGCACGTCAGGTAGTCCGACAGCTTGACGATGCGGTCGAGGAACAGGAGCCCGGCGATCATGGTGCCGCCGGCGTCCTGGATCTTGACGCTGCGATACACGTACATCAGGTCGTACTTGGCGGAGTCGTACACGAGCTCGACGCCCATGTACTGGTCCTGCTTCACGCTGATCGCGTTGCCACCTTGCGTCCTCGTGACGGTGAAGTCCTCGCTGCGCACCTGCGCGATGTTGCTGAGCGCGCTCTGCCGCCCGGTCTTCGAGTCCACCAGCTGGTAGCCGAAGCTGTAGTCGCCGGCCTCGAACTTGCGGGCCTGGTACTTGTTCTCGGTGGTGAAGCTGCCGACGGTGCTCTCGATGTAGAAGTCGTCGCAGTCGATGCGCCGGGCCACGACCTTCCACAGGAACTTCTTGCCGTACGGCATCTTGCCGCTGGGCCACAGGCTCGCGGGCTCGAAGTACGACTGGTTCCACGGCAGTGGGCTTCCGGCGGTCACGCACTTCGACCCAAGGTTTCCGACGTCCTCCTGCACGAGGAACACGTCGAACTTCATGTTGGCGCTCAGGGCTCCGCCGTTCTCATAGAACGCCGTCCAGTCGAGCCGCGGCGTCACGCTCACCGAGGTCTGCCGGTTCGCGGGCGTCAGCAGCTGGATCACGAGGTTCGCGTCCGTGATCCCATCGAGAGTCGCTGAGCAGGCGCCGGCCGTCGGCGAATGCACGAGGGCGGTGCCGGGTACGAACGGGGCACCGGCCGCCGGAAAGGTGTCGCCCGCGCACAGGCCCGACTGCGGATCCGGGAAGTTGTCCTCGTTCGAGTACGGGTTCTCCGGCTCCAGCAGCACCTGCGCTGTCGCCGGACGCTCCGTGTCCACCGTCGTGTAGCTGCCGCCCGCGATGCCGCGCTCCGGGCTCGCGAGCACCGGCTGCTTGCCCGGGCCCGGGATCGTGCCGGTCCCCAAGAGCCCGACAACCGTCGGCGTCAGGAACACCTTGTTGGTGTACGTCACCGTCAGCTTCGGCAGGATCGCCGGATTCGTCTGGCCTCGGCCCACGATCGACAGCAGCTCCGACAGGCTGTTCCTCGCGATCACGTCGACCTTCGAGGTGAACGTCTGGTGCACCGAGTTCAGGCAGTCCTGCACGATCGTCTTCAGGTCCACCGACACCTTGCCGAGGAACCCCTTCGGCACGTTCACGGTGGTCCCCACCAGTCCGTTGTAGCTGCCGCCGGCCGTCGACCACGCTGTCGCCGTCGTCCTGTTGTTCCAGGTCACCTCCGTCTCGTTCCACAGGACGCCGCTGGCCCCGGGATCGGTGACGGGATTGACCGTGACGTTCACACCCCCACTGGTCGAGACGAGGGTGCCGGAGACCGTGAACTCGAGGAAGGCGGTCTCGACGGTCTTGGTAGCCTCGGCGCTCGTGTCGAAGCGCCACAGCACATGCCGGGGATTGGCGCCACCCAGCAGCTCAAGGGTGGCTGCGGTTCCGTTGTTGACGGTGGGAGACACGGACAGCAGGTGCGCGTCGGCCTCGGCCGCGTACTCCTTGGTGCGCGTGGCCGCGATGTAGAAGAGCGCGGGGCTCCGGCCGGCGACGAAGCAGTACACGAAGCGGCCGGCCACCTGCACATCGAACTGGTCCGTCGAGCTGACGGCGTTCATGATCTTGTAGCAGTAGGTCCAGGCCTGATTGACCGAGTCCCAGTAGTCGATGAAGACGTCGGCCAGCGCGGCGTTGTTGGTGCGCTGCGCCCGGTACACGAAGCCGTACCCGTAGTATTCGGAGCCGATCCTGAAGTCGATCGGCTTGAAGTCCTTCACGACCGACAGGATGCCGTGGTTCGCCTGGTTCTGAAGCTGGGTCATCCGGTGCACCAGCTTGAACCCGGGGAACGGCTTGAGTCCGCCTTCGCTGCGGCCGTCGACGCCGGTCATCTCGCTGGAGTAGCCACGCTGCACCCCCGGCCGCTCAAGGCGCTTGTCGAGGGTGGTCTCTAGGACGGGATACGACCAGTCGGTCTTCAGTTCAGGCATGGGTCACCCGTTCGGAGTATCGGGGGGTTTGGCCCACTTGTTGAGCGGGCAGTGCGCCTTCGGCATCTTCCCCTTGATCGTCAGTTCGGCCCGGACCCCGCGGCCGCAACCGCAGGCTCCGCACCATCCCACCTGCGGTTCGGGCGCCGCCTCAAGCCGGGGACACGCCTTGCACTGGGACATGCGGAACTGGAACTCCTCGTCCGGGATGCTGGACACCAGCGCCGAGATCTCGGCCTTGGCGTACGAGACGGCCTTCGACACGAACCCCATCTTCTGGAACCCGATGGGCTCCTCTTGACCAGTGGGGGTGCGGTTCGAGCAGGACATGCAGATGCCGAACGAGGGCTGTCCGCTGTACAAGCCCTCAGTGCAGCAACCCCCACCCTTGACTCCACAATCCTTCCAATACTTGCAATCGATCACGAGACCACCGCCTTTCCTGCCACCATGTCCGGGGTAATGGGTCCAGTGTAGCAGGTGGTTCCAAAGTACAAAGGCCAAGTACCTATGGGTCCGCAACTCCAGGTCACATCCCAGTCCACCCACAACTGGTAACTGCCCATACTTGAACTGATGCACGCGCAGTTGCAGTAGTTGATAGACGGAGATGCGCCATTGGTGAAATCGGGATTGATCTCGAAGTTGCAGCCTCCGCACTGGAAGTAGTTGGGACACGCCGAAGGTTCGAGGGTCACGTAGTACCCGAGGAAGTTGGGATCTATGCTGACCCGTTGACAGGGGGGTGGATAGAAGACGATGCTTCCGGGAGGACAACCTCCGCAGCAGAATCCAGCGGTTGGATTGCCGTAACCACCCGGGCAGTCGCTCGGCCATGGGTGCCCCGCATAGTCGACATCGCAGTCAACCACCCCGTCGCCATCGGGGTCCACGCAAGCCTGCGAATTGGTGTCCGGGCCATAGCAGCCGCTTGGATCGTCCAGCCAAAGTTCTCCTCCCGAGGCGATCTGGAATCCCCGGGCTGCGCAGGGCACATCGCCCGGGCTGATGCAGCCCCCGTTGAGGCAGCATGAATTGTTGTACTTGTTGCGATATCTCTTCCATCCAAGATGGTGACGCTCGACGGGCTTTGCACCGACATAGTCATCGGCGTAAAGACCGCAGGTGCGCCCGATGCAGGTGGTATGAACCGGATACTGCATGCAGTTGGTGGTCGCGCTGGCCCCACAGGACGTTATCAATGCGCAAGCAGGCATCTGATAGCCCTCTAAGCCGAGGGCGATTCCACCTGCCGGCTTGAAATCGGCACCACAGAATCCCTGTCCAAGCTTGCCATTCGTAAAGAAGGTGATCCCGATGGCTCCAGGCCCGTTCTCGCACCACGAGTGCACGCACAATCCGGCGCAGTCCTCGGAGTGCACGCACCAGTCCACCGGCGTCATCCTGAGCTCGATGTGCATGGCTACCGAATGTCCACGGACCTGGAAGTCGACGTCGTGGATCTCGACCTTCTGCTGCCCGTCGGGGAACCTGAGCACCTGATCGGCGCTCAAGCGGGTCAGCATCCCGTAGAGGAATCGGGTGCGGTCGTGGTCGGTCTGCGCGGTCCACACCTCGTCGAGCGACCCGATGTACGGATGGTTCGTCGGGAACATGGTGTTCATCAGGTCCCGCAGCCCCAGCTCGTACACGTCGACGCCCCATGCCGCCTGGCTCCCTCCGTTGCGGGGCTGCAGTTCGCTGGCCTGGACGCCGCTACCTGCCGGATCCCCCGAGCCGACGAACGGAAATCCGCAACCCTGACAGCCTCCGGCATAGGTGCACCGGTCGATGTCGGACTGCGTGAACGTCGTGGTGTGCCCGGGCACGACGGTGATCGGGGCATCCACGCAGACGCTCCTCAAGGACTGCACGGTCACGTTGGTGCATCTGTTGATGTGCTGGATCGTGCCGCAGGGCGCCACCTGCGGGAACTCCATCGAAGGCACGGCCGTCGAGGTGACGGTCGCCTGCCCGAAGAACCTCGGCACGATCCTGCGGTTCTCGGCGGGCCACCATATCGGGTTGTCACCGCCTTGCCAGGCATCGTTCGGCGTCAAGCCCGTGCGGTTCACGTCCGTCAGCACGAAGGGCCACGGGCCCGGAGGCGCGCCCGGATCCTCGTCGAACTCGCCGTAGCCGCAGATCACCTGGTTCTTCGCGCCTCCGATCAGGTCGAAGGTTCCGTTGAGCTCGTAGCTGAAGTTGTCGATGTACTCGGTTCGCCCGCATCCGGCGATCGCCGACACGGCCGATGGAGTGCAGTTCAGCTTGGCATCGGGGATCGGCGGCAGTGCCGGACACGTGGTGCATCCCGGAGGCGACGTGTCGTCCTGCACGATCACGCGCCTGTACGCCGTGATGCTCAGCTGCAGCTGGACCTTCGCATTCCTCGTCGAGGTGACCGAGTTGTGCCATCCCACCCAGAACGGCCCGTCGAACAGCGTGGGTCCCAGCGGCCTTCCGATCGACACGTACCCCGGAATCACCGGCTGAGCAGTGGGGGTGACATTGCACGTCGACTGCCCCTCGAGCTTGCAGATCTCCCAGGCCTCGCACACGAGCGGGTCCACGCTGCAGCAGCACACGCTCGAGATCATGCCGTTCGGCATCGGTCACTCCCAGATTCCAGAGACCTTGATGAACGACGTCGCAACCTGCCAGGTGCCCGACACCTTGATGTACACGGTCGCCGGCTGCCATGTCCCGGACACCTTGATGTAGGCCGTGGTGCCCGCCGCCTGGGACTGGAGCAGCGTCAGGAACATCAGATCACCATGCAGCGCAGCATCGTGTTGCTTGAGTTCAACATGATGTATACGTAATCGATCTTGGTGGCCCCGTCCTTGTACCGGACGTTGAACATCGTGTCACCCACCACCGCCGTCGACTGCGTGTAGTGCATCTGGGAGAACGGTTCCCATTGGTTCTTCGGGATGTCGAACTTCAACACACGGTTTCCACCGGTGGTTCCTCCCACTCCCGGAAGCACATAGATCTGCCCGTTCGAGTACGAGTATTTCCACCCGGATCCATTCACCTCTGCTGAAGACAGTGCGGGGGGGATGCTTGTGGTCCACGAGTTTCCGGCGATGTCGTACACGTCCAGATTCTGGGTGGATCCACCTCGGAAACTATAGATGTATCGGCCGTTCTTGATCGTATTCTCGACGTTCCAATCCGCGTCCAGTACCTCGTAGATCCATTGGCCGCTCAAGCCCGCACCGGCGCTACCTCCACGGGCAGCACGAGAAGTCCAGCTGTTGCTGGATATCTGATACCGCCACGTGGTTGTCGCGTTGTTTCCAAACAGATACAGGAAGTCGTCGTTGCCTTCCAGCGAATACGTCGACGTCGCGTCCGGTTGCGTCGTCCACGCGACCGACACCGTGATCACGGTTCCGGTGTTCGAGGCCACCGTCCTGATCTGCCCGATGCCGGTGCCGCCGGTGATGCGGATCTGGTAGTTGGTCCACTGGTTCGTGGTCCAGCTCTTGGCGCTGTTGGTCAGGGTGGATGCACCCCCACTGGTCGCGGTGCCCGTGGCGAATGCGTAGTAGTCGTCATCGAGGAATGACGGCGTGGCCACCATCTTGGCATCCGTTCCGAAGGAAGCCGGTGCATTGGCCATGGCGGTCCAGACGTTGGTAGCCCAGTCGTACATTCTGAAACTATTGCCACCCGTGGAACCGTGGCACATGACCCAGAAGCGCGGCGTGATCAGCTGGTAGGAACTGGCGGTTGTCGGGGCCGTCGAGAATGCGGTGGTCACGTTGACGGCGCCTGCGAGGCCGATCGTGTTGGATGCGATGGTTCTTGTTTCCCCGGCAGCAGGGCCCGCGGTGATGCGAATCTTGTAGCCCCGCAGGTCGCGGGGAAGCGATTCGTTGATTTGAACTGAGGTCGTTGTCCCGTTGACTGGGCAAGTGCCGGAAGGTCCGAATGCCGAGGCAGCACCGGCGGACCCGGCGGCCGGATTGTTGAGCAACCCATGGGCCGAATGCGTCGAAAACCCGTCTTCCCCGATGTAGTAGATGTAGGGGGTCGACAGGCTGGGGGGGAAATACATCACGACCGGGTCAATGTGGCGGCTCAGGATCGTGAAAGATCCGGTGCCTGTGGCGATGGGCACAAATGAACAGAGCTCCCAACGCTTGAGATCGAGGATTCGGCGGTTTCCATTGGTAGTGGTCATTAGGTCACCGAGATGTTTGCGCGAAGCCCGTCGGCTGCGATGTGCGAAATCAGTGGGGGTAGATCGGAAGCCTGAAACGTCGTACCCAGATTCGAGAGGCTGTTCAAGGTGGTCACGTTGCTCACGGATGTCACCGTGGAAACGCCTGAGACGGAAAGACCGGCGGTGGAACTGTCGAGCACGGCGCGAACGCGATATGCATTGTCGAGCGTCAATTGGGACAGGTTGCGGTTGAGGGACTGGACGGCCATGCGGAGGGCCTCGACGGCCTCGAGCAGTTCGCCGGTCACCTGCGCCGGCATGGGATTGGAGTCGCTGACATCGACAGCAGTGCCGTCCACCCCCACTGATGGCTTCACGCGCTGGAAGAGGATGCCGCCGATCTCGTCGGCTGCGACCGTTGCTCCGGCTCCGGGTGTGTATCCAACGTTGTCAGCCATGGAAGCCTCAATACTTGAAGTAAAGGTCGCCGTTCACGCCGAGGCCTGCGCTCGGGACGGTCGTGCCGGAGTAGATCGTGGGGCCTGGCCCGATGAGCACCACTGTACCATCCTGCTTCTTCGTGAACAGTCGGCCGTCGGCGGTGTTGATGGCGAGCTCACGGGTGGAGAGCTCAGTGCCCAAAGGGACCTTGCCGGCGACGCCGTTGTACTTGTGGAGGATGTCGGTCACGGGGTGGCTCCTACGTAGGCTCCGCCGTCGATTGTCAGGGTGGGGTTGGAGACGCAGACGACGGTGAGCGGGTTCTCCTGCACGAACCAAGGGACGCCGAGATCGCTGATGTACATGGCGACGTTCTCGCCGTTCGGGATCCGCTTGCGGGCGAGCGTGGCCGTCGCCGGCGGGCTGTTGTCGCCGTCGTCGTCGACCGAGATCTCGTACTGGTTGACGGCCGACCCGAGAGCTGTGCTGGTGCGGGCGCCTCCGACCTCGGACCAGGTGTATTGCCAGTAGGTGCGGCCGGAGACGGTGAGAGGTCCGGCGGAGGTCCCGGTGATCTGGGCCTCGAAGACCGTGTGCGATACACCGAAACCGCAATCGCATCCGGTTCCGCCGCCGCCTCCGCCGCCACCGCCGGATCCGCAGCCGGACTGCAGGCACTCGTCGATCCCAAGGAACGCGCCGTTCGGATCCTGGATGCACAGGCCTGACAGGCATGAGTAGCGGATGCGCTCCTCTGGGCCGATCGGCGGTTCGGTGCCCGGGTTCGGGACCGTCGGATTCGGCGGGTTGTTGATGATGTTGTAGATGACCGTGCCGGGATCGCCCTGGCCGCCGGATCCGCCGACGAACACATTGGTAATCGGGGACGGGCCGAGCTGCGGAGGGGAGCCGGGCGAGGTGTAGGCCGTGGTCCCGATGAACTTGAGGCCGGGAGTGATCGTGCGGATCTGGAAGCTGTCCGTGACCCGGCGCACCAGGTCGTCGGAGAACCGCGGCTCGATCTGCTCGAACTCGCGGTTGGCGTCGTTGAGCCGCTCGTTGCTCATCGGGGCTCAGCCCCTTCGCTCGATGTTCAGGTACGTGGCCGCATTGGCGCTCAGAACCGGAAGATACTCAGGGAAACCGGAGGTTCCGGGCAGTTGCTTCATGACCACGCCCGACACATCTGCAAAGGCCACGACCTCGAGCTTCTGGGCGTATGCCCCATAATTCAACTCTCCATACCATTCAAGATTGGCCTGCACATAACCCCCCTGCTGGCAATGGATCGAGGTGCTGACCTGTGTTCCGTAAACACTGGCACTTGCGTAGCGAACAAATCCGACATGCACGGTGAATTGGTTGTTGTGGTAGAAGGTCGCGCCCAGATTGAACCGGTACGGAATGCTGTAGTTCTCGGTACTCGGAGCCGTGTATGTCAGGTCCGCGATGACCGTCGGAGTTGTTCCCAAGGTCACATCCGCACTAAGCACATACTTGAGGGGGAAGGGGGGAACAAACACTTCGCCGTCTGTATAAGGGGCATAATTTCGAGGCTTGCAGAGAAGCGGGCCTGAATTAGTGGTAAGCTGAGTAAGGTTTCCGAACCGGATGCCCGCGGGGTCGACGACGAGGTTGTTGAAGAAGTTGACCTCGCCGCCGGTGGCTCCGGCCGGACGCTGAATCAGAAGGTTGCCGGTGGAGTTGACGGCTTGAACGGCGGTCACACCGTCGTCGGTTCGCACGTACGGCAGGACCTGAGAGACGTCCCCTAGTGTGCCGGACTTGGCAATCCACATGCGCCCGGTCCCCGGGCACACGACAAGTTCGCCGATACCGAAGCTGCTTGTGGGTTGCGGAGCAGGTGCCGGGCTCGCAAAATAACGGATCGGACGAACGGGGCCATTCAGGGACATGGAAACCTCTCAGCTAAATAGAGACAATAAGCCGGAGACCTGCGTATCCAAATCGTCGATCTGGGTCTTGGTCACGCGCTTCTTCTCAGCTCCGGGATCAATCTTGAGAATCTCAGGATACGGATAACCACGGTTGATCCAGTATTGCCGAAACTCCTGCAGATCTTGGGGGTTGGGATCCGTCCACGCAGGTTGCTTAGTTATCCAAGCAGGCTTGATAGGTGCTTGTTCGTAGAGGGGGTCTCCATAGTTGGTTCGTATGTGCCCGAACACGACGCCCATGATTCCGTCTCCGGCCGCAACACTAGAGGGGGCCTTTACAGGATAAAGAAACAGACTACCACTGTCGTGCAGAAAGGGGTCGTCGGATGGGTAAGCATCCTGAAGGGTTATGCCTGTAGCCCCCTGACTGTCACCGACCCCCGTGGGATAGAAGGCCCCTCCGGTTCCAGCACCACAGTTGACAACTTCACAGAGAACCATGTTTCCAGCGTTCAGATAGAAGAGGTTCTGCCTGGGAGGAATCGAGCCCGCATGAATCGATGTGATGGGATTCAAGGGGAAACTTCCATTCGTCAGCACGGATATGGCGGTGTCCCCCGTGTATCCGTAGACCATGGCTACCCCTTTCTTTACTTTCTGAGGTTCAATGGGGGGCTGCGGAGGTTCATCCCGGACATACGGATATTCAAAGGAACTCTTCGGAAGCTCGATGACGTTGTTGTCCCCGTCTATGAAGCGTAGACGCATCACCGTGTCGAGATAACCACCGGCTGGATAAAGCCCGGCCAACGTCTGGTTTAGCAGGTTTTGCCTGTTAGTGACTTGCAAGTTGAAGCAATGAGTGCAAAGAACCAGATGGTTCTTGGAGATCATCCGAGATGTCGGAGGAAACGAGTTCTTCCAAAGCGGGAGATTGGCAGGATCCGCAAGCGGATTCACAGCGTCTACCGCTTCCGCATCCGAACCGCTGGTTATGTTTGGATAGCCCCCTCCGAGGGGGTACCAGGTGCTCAAGGTTCGGAGAGGTGCCACGAGGCCTTCAAGAGACCGCCGGTAGCCGTACAGAGAACATGAAGGGTTCCATGCGTACGGAGTCTTGATGGTCGCGCTTCCGCTGTCCCACGTCCACAACTGATCCTGATATAGGAACAGATCGTCCTTCACAGGGTTGTATGGGCGTGTCGTGATCAAGAGTACCAGAGCCCTCCGTTGATGCCTTGGCCATCAAGTTGGGCCTGGATGAAGTTCACGTTGACGAGGACTTCCTGCAGGGTTGTCTCGCTGGCGCAGTTGTTGCACAGGCTGGCTACCGGCGAACTGGAACCACCCATGCTGGCGCCGACGTAGAAGTAAGGGCTGGCGTCTACGGTGTCTCCGGCGAAGTATTTGCCGACGCGGCCGTTCATGTTGGCCAGCGTGTCGTGCGCGGTCTTGATGGCCTGCTTGTACGCGAGCGCGAGCGCCTGCATGTGGGCCTGATTGATCTTGCGTCCGACGCCCGCGCGCATCGCGGCGCTGATCGAGATCGCGTCGATCATCGGTTCCATCAGGAACGGCACCACCTCGTAGCTGTAGACCTGTCCGACGCCGGCCGTGTTGACGGGCGCAAACGAAAGACCGAGGGTCCGGGTGGCGGCATTGTGCGAGGAGACCACGACCTCGTCGGTCTGGTTGGTCCCGAAGATCCGCAGATAGCAACCCTGGTAGGCGTTCGGGCGCTTGTCGAGCGAACCCAGGCTCACCGTGGACGGCATCACGAACTCGGCCGTACCGGTCAACTGGCCTGTCGCCGTCGACACGTAGTGGCACATCACGTCGCCGCTCGGCACGAACACCACGGTCACCGTCTTCGCCGTGTCCACGGACGGCTCGAACACGATCGAGTTGCCGTGGATCGACCAGTTGGTGCCGAGCATGTTGAACCGGTTGCGCGGCTTCATGTCCTCGATGAACAGGCCCGTCGACGCCTCGAGGGTTCCGATCCTCAGCACCTGCGCGACCGCCGGCGGCAGCTTGTACTGGTTCGTGCCGGGAGCCAGCGTCAGGTTGAAGGCCGAGACGATCTGGGCGTCGGACATCTGGGAGACGCGGGAGATGACGTCGGTCATCGCGCTCGGCAGGAAGAACCGCACCAGGTAGTTGTCGTCGTACTTGGCGTCCAGGTCCGGGTCATCAAGGTAGTGCCGGACCTTCTCGCAGTACGTCTTGAGGATGGAGCCTGATGAGTGCATGGTTCAGCCCGTCGAGATGATCCGGTCCTTCATGGCCCAGTTCAGGAGTTCGCGCATCTGGTCCAGCTCCGGCCCATCGTCCGGCACATCATCTAGACTCAGCTTGTCGGCGGCCTCATCCAGATTGCGCTTCCGAAGCACCTTCTCCATGTCGTCCAGCATGTTCTTGCGGTCGATCAGCGCCGACTGCTTCTCGCTGTACTTCCGAAGCCGTCCCTTCTTCATCTCGTCCATCATCTCCTCCTCCGGCTTGCACCGCCAGAGGAGCCACTCCATGCTGGGCAGGTCCGCCGGGTTGTGGCCCGGAGGACCCGAGAACAGGCAGATCTCCGTGGCGACCGCGATGTCCTGACCAAACACCTTGGGCTTCACCGCCCACTGCGCCAGCCCGAACTTGCCGGTCTTCCGGTGCCGGTACACGAATAGGTCCGGCATCCCGGTCTTCCGGCGCAGCGACTCCAGCCACGGGCACGGCGGCACAAGCTCGAATCGCTCCGGCGTGATCTCGGTGCCGAACAGGAGGGCCGCCGAGATATGTTCTTCCGACATCGTCATGCTGCTCTCCAAAGAATAGGGGCCACCCCATTTACGGGATGGCCCCATTGTACCGTCTGACTCAGGATCAGGCGATGTTGCCGGTGCTCGGCATGTACACGCGATCCTCGGCGATGCCGACGAGCTTCATGCCGTTGACCTGATCGGGCACGAGCTGCATGCGGATGCGGCCCGGCATCTGGCTGGCCTGCGTCACCAGGTTGTTCGACCCGACGATGTTGAACATCGGCAGCTGGTTCGTGCTGGTGCCGGTGATGGCGCCCGCGACGAACTCGAACGGCACGTACGCATCGGCCTGGCTCATCTTCGACAGTCCGGCCGGGCTCGGCGGAACGTACTTCTTCCAGTTCTTGCCGCCCAGCTTGATGCCGTAGAGGGTGCCGCCCTCCACGTACCGCGAGGTGTGACCCTTGTAGGTCTTGCCCTCGAAGTTGAAGCTGAAGCCCTCGGCCTGGCCCTCGTTCGTGATCGACGCCACCCGGCTGGTGCGGTCGATCCGGTACTGGCCGATCTTCTGGGCCTCGTACGCGGTCCACACGCCCTCGGACGCGATCAGCGTGTCGATGGTGTTGCCGTTCGGCTCGAACGCCGAGTGCACGCGCTGGAGGTACCGCTTCAGGTTGTACTCGGTGAGCGCACCGGCCACGTCGTACTTGAAGCTCTTGAACTCCGGCCGGTCGTTCACGTCGATGTAGTCCGACGAATCCGCCTCGGCGCCCAGCAGCCTGGTGCCGTCAGTGTTGGTCTCGTTGCCGTTCTTGAGCCAGCTGTTGATGCCGGCGATGCCCACGAACGTGTTCGATCCGACGTTGCTGGCGTTCATCGACGTATTCGCATACACGATCGCCGCGTTGTCGAAGTCCGTCTGGGCCGCCCAACTGGTCGTCGCCGCCGCGCCCGCCGCGGCGCCCGCGTTATCAAAGAACAGGTTCGTATCCGAGCTGGAGACGAGGACGACGCGGTTCTGCAGGGGATCGACGCTCTCGACGATCAACTGAGTGCGGGTCGTGGTCTTCTGGTTTCCGAGCGTGGACTGCGAATCGTTGGCCCGAAGACCGTTGGACGGGTGGATGATGTCGACGCGCTGACCCCGGCTGAACCGGTGGGTCTCGAATCCAAGCGGATTGAACCGGATCTTCCAGTGATCCGCCACACCGCCCGCCGAAGCCACCTTGATGACCTCGCTGTTGGACATGAGGCAGAGCCGGTACGAGCTGTTCTGGCTGAGGTACCAGTAGTTGCACAGCGTGTGCGCCATGTTGCGGGCGAACGCCGTCAGCTTCGGGGCCACGACCTGGTCGATGAGCGCCGGGGTCGCATCGGCCTGCTTCTCACCGAGAGTGATCATCAGGTTGGTGACGAGCGACTTCATCGGAATCGCGAGCCGGTACGCCGTGGCGTTCGGGCCCTCGGTCGGGCTCGGATACGCCTGATTGAGGCTCTGCGTGTGCATGAGCTGGCCGAGCGTCGAAGTCTTGTCGCCGTAGAGGTCCTGCTCGCCGTACGGACGACCCGGATCGATCACACCGGTGAGGCTGCCCATAAAGAGCTTGGTGATCTTGAGGTCGCGGCCGAGATCGGAGTTGCTGCCGACGCCCTGGCTGGTGACGACGCTATCACGCCACACCGGATCAAGGCCGGCGAGGAACACCCGGAGGGACTTGTTGAGGACTTCCTGAATGCGGTTGGAATGCCGGTCGAAGATCGAGCCGGTTGTTGCGAATGGCATGGTTCACTTCCTTTGTCAGACGACGGATTCACCTGGAGACGATGCCAGTGCCCGCCGGATCGTGTCGGCCGCGTAGTTCTTCACGTCCGATTCGACGTCCGTGAGGGTCGCGCCCGGCTTGTACTCCGGGACAGGAACAGGCTTGCTGCGCAGAATCTCCTGCGCATCGAGTCCAGTGACCGTTTCCGACGACCGACCGAGCTTGTCGATGTCGCCGATTACCGACCGGAAAGAGCCCACGACGGGCTCGACTGCCTTCTCGACCTCCTCGGACATCCAAGAGTCCTCGAAGGTACCGGCGGTCGCCCGGCGGGACTGCATGCGCTCCAGAGCCCTTTGCTCCAGTTGTGACCGGAGCGTCTGCTCTGCCTGCTTCACGCCGTCGTCGCCACGGGTCGACCGTGCGCTCTCAATGAGTTTCTGGAAGTCCGGGTTGTTTTTCAACACCCGGTCCAGCTGGGAGTTCAGGTTTTCGCGGAGCTCGCGCACCCGCATCTTGTGGATCTCCGCCCGCTGGGCCTCGAGCTCCTGCCGCAACTGCTGTTCACGCTCTGTGCTCATGGTGTCCTCTTGTTCACCCCCACTGGAATCCTCGATGTCGTCGTCCTCGTCCGGCAGGTCCGGCAGCTCGATCTCCTCGATCTCGTCGTCGTCCGGGGCTTCCGGCTCCGGGGCCTGGGGGGTCCGGGCCTGACGGCTTGCGTCGAGGTACTGGGTGATCTGCTGGTCCTCGTAGCCGAGGTTCTCCAGCACGTTGCGGATCGCGTTCTCGCGTCGCTCGGGCCGGATGCCGGCCTGGAAGAGGACGCCGACTTCCTGCAGGTCCTTCTGCAGCGTGTCGTTGATCTTGATCGCGTCCTCAAGGTCCTTGCGGCTCTGGATGAGATCGGCTACGGAAACCTCGCTGCCGTCGTCCAGCTTGATCCTGCTCTGAAGGTCTAGGGGGTCCATTTACATCCCTTGCATCTGGGGAACCTGTGGCTGCTGCATGCCCTGCATCTGGGCCATCTGCTGGTCCAGCTTGCCTAGCATAGCCATATCGTCCGGGTTGGGAAGGGCGTTCGGAAGTACCAAGCCCATAAAGCCCATCAGTGTCTTATGGTACTCGATGAATGCGTTCTGCACCTCTGCCGACGCCACCGCCATCGTGGGGCCGGCCATGAAGGAGTTGAGCACCCGGATCTGCATCTCGGGCTTCGAGGTCTGCGGCGTCAGCACCACCTGCCCGGGCACCTTGCCGTCGCCGTACAGGAGCAGGCAGTTGCGGACCACCGACTCGTAGGCGCTCTGGTGCTCGTCGGTCCACATCGCGAAGTCGAGGCCTTCCTTCAGCGCGAACAGCATGAAGGTGTCGGCGTCGATCTGGAACTGCTGCTGGAGCTGCAGGGCCTCCTGCTTGCGGGCCACCTTGCTCCGCGGGTTGATGTCCTTGATCTTGAACGAGAGCTGGCTCAGCGACGGCAGCGGGTTCTGCTCGAAGCTGACGGCCATCGTCTCCGGGTCCACCACGACGCCCGCAAGATCGAGAGTGAGCTGGTCGACCGTGAACGTCTTCGGGCTGAACACGACCTCGCGCACCGTGCCCGCAAGCACGCTCCGGTAGCAGTCGCCCCAAGCCGCCTGCACGCCGGCAGTGGGGGTGTTCATCGCCCTGTTGACCTGCTCGTCCAGGAACTGCAGGCCGGTCGCCGAGTCGACCCGTCCCTTCTCGGCGATCAGGTCGCGGATCGGATTGAGGCGGTCGATCTGCTGGACCGCGAACGCGCTCACCTTGCCGGGCACGTCGCCCGAGTTGAACGGCGTGATGTTGAAAGGCCGGAAGCCCTCGCTGATCGGATCGGGCTCCCACGGGAACACCCGCAGGCCCTTGCCGACGTCGCGCAGCATCGTGTTCGCGTTGAACGAGCCGTGCGGCAGCACGAGGACTCCGTACCGGTCGATGTCGTGGATGTTCTTGAAGAGCTGCTTCTGGAGCTTCTCGGCCTCGCGGCACAGCGGGAACAGGAGGTCGAAGACACCGGCGCCGTGGAACGTGCCGTTCTCCATGAAGCGGGCGAACCCGATCGGGCAGTAGACCTCGCGGCCCTCGAACTCCTCGTCGTGGATCACGTACTCGCCGCTCGTCACCACGTAGCGGCTCACGGTGTCCCGGGGGCCCTTGAGCCAGAGCTCGCGCACCTTCACGACCTCGATGGCGTCGTACTTCGGATCGGAGCCCACGACCTTGGTGTCCGAATACTGGACGTTGGAGCCGAGCACGTACTCGTTGGCGGTCTGCTGCTCGAAGGTCTCGCCCGGCTTGATCGTGAAGTATTCGAGCCGGTCCTTGTTGCGGGACACCTTCGCTCCGAACACGTCCTTCAGGTACTCGAGGGACACCATGCGCTGGCGCAGGAGCCCGCGCTGCTTGGTGTAGTCCTGCGTCAGGCTCGGGAACGGGAACAGCTCCATCGGGTGCACGACCTCGAGGTCGGCCGTCATGCCGACCGTCGGATGGTTCACCATGTGGCCGGTGATGCCGCACGAGCCGAGCAGCGTGAACACGTGGTTGAACTGCGGCACCACGCGCTGCAGCTGGTGCTCCGAGACCACCTGGTCCAGCATGATCTGCGCGATCGACCGCTGCCGGATCGAGCTCAGCGATGAGCCCACGCGCTGCACCAGCGGCCGGAAGTCGAGGCTGCTCAGACGGCCGGAGATCTTGTCGACCGCGCTCAGGAGCTCGCTCGACTGGAAGTCCAGGCGGTCGTCCTCGTCGAGGTACGAGTAGCGCACGGACCCGCTGACCGGGTCGAACACGTCAAACTGCCGGGCCCCCATCAGGTAGTACAGCGCCACCAGCCAGGAAGCCCTCCGGTACGCCAGCCGGCTCTGCTCCCGTTCGCAGTGCTCGTCGATGATCCTCGCGAGCCCCATCGGGTCCTTGGTCAGCTTGATCGGGTCGGTTGCCATTGTTCGCCTGTGCCTTCTTTGCCGCATACCCTCCCGGGATCATGCGGACCTGTGGTTTGAGCTGAGCATATTGGATGACCGTCTCCTTGGGCGGGAGCTCGGCACCCACGGTGGCACCCCCACTGGATCCCACGGACGGGTGGCGGGGGCCGTTGCCGTAGTAGGCCAGACAGAGCACCCCTAGCCAAGCATCGGAAACTGTGACTATCTGGCCCATCCCGAGTTCCAGGGGGCGCTCCCGTTCGACGGAGCCGCCGAAGTACCAGCGGCTCATGGCCTCGAACAGGCCGAGCGGGATCCGGCTCTCAGATCTTGGAGTAGCCGGTTGGTCTTGGATCCGGGGTTCGTGCATCGAGGATCTCGTTGATCTGCGCAGCCGTCAGGGAATCGAGGTTCAGGCCCTCGCCGATGTGGACGCCGTTCTCGTAGAAGTCGCCGTCGCGGAGCCGCTCGAACAGCGTCTTGGCGGGATCGGCGCCCTGGACCTTGGCGAGGCGGCCCTTCAGGATGAACTGAGACATCGCGACCGCGTCGATGCAGTCGTCCTTTTCGAGGCCGCCGTCCTGGGCCTCGGGGTTGAAGGACTCGATCTGGTCGAACAGGTGTCGCCACGGGATCTGGTCGCGACGCCACAGCGGCAACTTGATCTTGCCGTGCTCGAACCGGAACTGGAGGCCGGCGATCTTGTCCTGCTTCTCCGTCATGCCGGGGTTCAGCTTGACGATCTTCGGAAGGTGGGAGACGCCGGCCATGTCGTTGGCCCGGGTGGAGACGATGGCGTTCAGGGCGTTGAAGAGGGAGACGCCCTGCCGGATCACCTCGGGGTGGACGGTCGGGCAGCGCCAGCGGTCGGCCATCTCGAAGACGGCCCGCACCAGATCGGACTCCTGGCCCTGGCGGGCCCAGAGATCGAGGACGAAGAGGTCGTTCTGCGGGGTCACGGCCATGAGGCAGCAGACCTTGAAGTCGGAGTCGGTGCCAGAGGTGTGCGAGGTGTCCGCCGTCATGAAGATGCGGCCGTAGCTTCGGAGGAAGTCGGGTAGCGGCATCTTGCGGGTCTCGAACTTGTCGTCGCGCCGCTCGTTCCAGCAGATGTTCGTCGTGGTCAGCAGGGGCTGGTCGATCCGATCGTCGATGTCCTCGAGCCACCACGAGTGCCGGTCGGTGAGGTCGCCGAAGAATGCGCCGGTGCCGTCGCCCGGGGCCGCCATGTACTCGGAGGCGAAGTTGGCCGAGCCGATCGCCTCCCGGATCTCTTCGAGCGACAGGGCCTCCTTGAAGCGCGGGCGCGTGGCCGCGAGCCGCAGGCGCTCCACCTTCGTGGCCGGCCACATGTCGGGCCAGCACGACGTCATCTGGCCGTTGTCCTCGATGGCCGCCGGGATCACGAGACGGGACCACCGGTTGAAGCGCGGGTCCTTGGCGACCATGCCCTCCGGCGAATCCTCGAGCTGCATGGCGTGCCAGAGGTAGTGGCGCTTGGACACGAAGGTGCCGACCCAGTCGACGCCGGTGTCCGGGCGCGTGACCATCGGGATCACGATCTTGAAGAGGAGCTCGTCCATGTAGGCGCGGAGCACGGACATCGGGGTCGAGCTCTTGGGGTCGTACTCGGGGTCGTCGAGCCGGTACCGGCGGGGACGGCCGCCGCGCTGCTTGCTGGACGCGCTCAGGAGCCGCAGCCACGAGCCGTTGTTGAGGATCATGTGCTCGGTGCTGAACGAGCCTTCGCCGCGCCGGGGCACGATGCGTCCGTCGAACTCCGGGGCGAAGTCGTCGTGGAGCCGCTGGTTGTGGATCAGCTGGCGCTTGATGCGCTCGCCGACCTCGCGCGCATTCGGGTGCGTGGACGTCGCGTACACGAACGAGTACGCCGGCCGGGTCACCATGCGGAGCAGCATGTCCTTGCAGTTCAGGTACGACTTCGCGGAGCCACGGGGCGCGACGGCCGCCGTCATTCGGTACGCAGCCCACTGGCGCAGCAGGACCCAGTGGAAGTCCGGCGTCTCCAGCGGCGTGTCGTCGTAGAAGAGCGGGTTGAAGTCGGAGTCGTCGTCGGGCCAGAGGTAGTAGCGGTCGAACCACCACACCGACGACACGAGGTTGTTGCCGCGGGCCTCGAGGTCGTCCTCGTGCACGAGCCACTGCCGGCACGCATTGACCCGGGCCAGACGCTGGCCTTCCTTGGTCAGGCCGTCGTAGTCCGCCGGCAGCGGATAGTTCGGGTTTCCCTGCTCACGGCTTTGGATCCTCTTGATCTCCATCGGGCTTTCCGTGCCTCCTTCTGTCGTACTCGCGGGCCACGAGGGTGACGCCCATGCGGACGATGTCCACCAGGCTCAGGTACCTGCCGGTCAGCTCGGACATCCTCTTCGAGAGCCAGTCGAGGTCCTTGTGCGTGTAGAGGTCGACACGGATGGTCTTAGTCGGCTTTCGGCCCATGGAGACGGTCCTCGATCAGCAGATGTGCCGTGGCCGAGATGCAGAGGACCGACAGCAGTTCGCTGGTCTGGTTGAGGACGGGCGCCAACCTGATGAACCGGTTGGCCACGGCGGTCCACTTCTCGTTGAGCCGGCCGGTCCCGTCCGTGAGCTCGTGGCGGATCCTGTGCCCGAAGTCGCTGCCCGAGACGATCACGGCATCGACGTCGAGGACGCCGAGGTCCTCGATGAACATCGCGCCCCAGCGGGCGAAGTCAAGGTTCGCGAGGCTCGGCAGCCGCTGGTTCAGCTTCTCGACCGCTGGATGCGGGCGGGAGGACGCGGCTGGAGATGATGGACTTGCCGGGGAGCGGAAGGCCACGGACCTGAGAGAGGATTCTGGACTCGGAGCGGACCTGCTCGATTCTGGTTCCGTCTTCTTCATGGGACACCATCCTAACCGATCCCGTCGAGATCATCCCGTTCACTTCCGCGATTTCCCGTACACGCCTGTTCATTCTCTGCAATGCGGCAAGCCTCGTGTTGTCCTCGAGGGAGTTGCGGGCGATGTCGATGTACATGGACATCTCCTCCTCGACGTCGAAGCCCGACCGCTGGATGGCGGCAGCGGCCCCGTCGATCGAGAACATCGCCCGGATCACGTCCTCGCCGCTCTCGATCTTGTCCTTCCCCTTGCTCATGCCGCCTCCTCCTGAAGTCCGCCCACCATGAACCCGGCCGACAGGATCGCCGCGATCGCCATCACCATCGGCGCGTTCCGTGGCTTGAGCCCGAGCCGGTTGGCCACCTTCTTCATCACCTTGCCGGCCTGCGCCTCCGTCACGATGCCGGTCTCCCGGGCCGTGCCCGTGATCCGCTGCTTCCCGACCCGGCCCTTCTTCTTGACGACCTCCTCGGTGCCGGCCATCGCCTGCACGGCCTCCTGCACCGCCGGGTTCAGCATCATCTTCGACCGGCCCTGAATGTCGGGATCGGCCGTCACGCCGTGCAGGGACTCAAGGAGCGCCCGCATCTGCCGGGTCGGATCCATCGTGTTGACGTCGCCGGCGATCTCGCGTGTGATTTGTCCGAGGACGTTCGGCTTGTAGCGTGTCCGCAGATGCGCCTGCAGGGCCTCGAGCCTCTGCTGGTCACTCGACTTCAGGAACTTCTTGCTCGCGA